GGGTACCCAAAAGGATAATCGCGGTACTCCATTTTAACCAAGTTGGGTACACCACATAAAGCAGTGTACCCTTTTGGTTATGTCATATTTAAGACATCAGAATTGCATCAGCCGCATCAATATCTTCACGCATCTTGCAGCGCATTTGAAGATACTCAATCCATCGCACGTCATCACCCGACCATTCGCCAAGCGTATGCTTATTGACCTTCCAATCGTTGTCAGAAAGCCATTTGAGTGCTCTTTCTCTCTTTCTGTTTGCGGCTGCTCTTGCGCGGATGCGCTCTCTCTGCTCATCTGTCAGTTCTACCTTCTCTGTGTAGAATGCTCTCGTGTTGGGGTCAAAGCAGAGGAATTCACCTGCCGACACCGTAGGAGGAATATCGGATTCATTCACTCTGAAGGTGGTTACACCGTCTGCCAACAGGTTGTAGGTGTATCTGTCAGCACTCTGCAAAAGTACTCTGTTTTTTTCGTCAATTTTAATAAACATATCTTTACCCTCCAATTAAGCGTAAAAATCAAGGTTAAAAGCGTTTGATGGACTATCGGGAGTAACGCACAGACTGTAAATACTGTTTGAAATAATCATAACGTACATTTCAACCCCATCATTGTTATATACCTGTGCAATAGCAAAATCACCGTCAAGACTCAATTCCTCGAGACGTTCTGCTTCATATTCACCGTGCGTGTATATTTTAGTAAGTGCTTGCATTTGCTCGAATTCTTGTGCCCAATTATGGTTGTTCAAGAAGTTAACAAATTTTGCTCTTTTCAAAAATTCAAAAGCGTCTCTTGAACCATTTTCTCCATTCATATATCCGAGGTTAATCAAGTCACAGTAGTAACCACCCGAAAAACTTACCCATTCAGGCGAATCATAACCAAAATGTACTGAAGCAATTTTTTCAAGCCCCTTATACTGTTCAAGGTTTGCCACAGCGTCACGCGCCAACTGTGCCGATTCGTCAGCACTTTCAGCATATCCGCGTGCCGCTTCAACACCAACTTGCAGTTCACGAACTGCGTTCTCCACCGCAGTGCGAAGTTCACTAACATCTGCACCAAGTTGTGCCACAGCATTTGCCAACTCCGTACTCCCCTCACCATACTCTTCAAGCACCTTTAGCACCTTGCACAGCAACTCATAGTAACTCAAAGAATCATCGTAAATGGTAGGCAAAACCTTTTGACACCAAATACGGAAACGAGACTCACCAAAAAATCCATTGAATTCAAACATATCGTTTACCCCCCTTTATCAAGTATTTTCTTCATTCCCGACATCAATGATGACGCTAATGGGTTGAAAAGTACAGCCTGTCTGTTCGACCACAATAGCCCCAAGTCTGTTAAACAGATTCGTTCCACTCAAAGAACCAATATTTTCGCTGTTAAACGTGAATGCTCTCGTAGACGGATAACCCAAAGGTGTACCCGCACCGCCCACAGAACTAATAAGTTTAACAACGATTTTAACAGTTACAGGGACACTATCAAGCGTTACAATTTGCAACTCCTCCGAATAGTTAGTGTAGAGTACACTTTCGATAGCACCTATACCCATAAGTCCCTTAATAAGTGCTTCAACCTTCATGGCGTTGCTAACATTGTCTCCACTTACAGCCAAACCTACGCCATTAACATAAATGCTACAGGCAAAAGGTGTCGCGCTCGGGTTCACACCAAAGTCGGTGTCTACATAAACAGCAGATGTTGCTTTCATTTTATTATCCTCCTTATTCCCAAAGCCCCATAAACAGGGTTGATAATTCTTCAATGACCATCATGTCAATATTGATAAGAGCCTGTTTAAATTCTGCGAACATTGCAGAATAGGTGCTATTGCCCCTTTTACCCTTAATCATATTAACAAAACTTTCGGTGGTCTTTACATTGTTTTGTTCGTTTTCGGTATCACTGTTGTTGACGGTTCTGTTTTTATCTACATTTCTGTTTACCCCACGGCTATAATTAGAACTCGAAATTTCGCTACCGTTGACCTCGTTATTCTTGCTACCGTTGCTTTCAATATTCTCATTTCTGCTATTCTCTTTAGTTACTGTTTCGTCGCTATTTTTCTCACCAACTTCGACAACAATACCGCTACGAGAACTGTCACCATGATACTGCTCACCAACGGTTTCAGTATTGGTTGTGGTGGTATTGGTGGATTTGTTACCCTCACGGTTAACAACATCACTTCCGATTCTCTCACTTGTATCGTTTTCGTCTTGGCGGTTGGTTTCGTTAACATTGGTGCTATTACAGCTTCTCTCGTTGTTAGAAATAGAACTATTAGTTCTATCCACTTGTGAGGTATTATTAGTGCTTTCGGTATCGTTTTGTGTCTCACCTGTGCTTTCACCGACATCACGCCCAATGTCTTTCGTGAGGTTTGTGATGTAAATTGCATCTACCTCCATTGTATCGCCATTGCCGTTTCCATCAGTACCGCCGCCTGTGGGGTTGTCACCCTCAACACCAAAATCGATTGCACCCTGTGGTGTATCGCTGAACAATCTTCGTTTCACACTGTCGTTAACAGATTCGTTTCTAACAGTACCTGTGCTTTTACCATATCCACTTTCGTATTTGCTACCGTTATAAGTTCCGTTTTCAGTTCCGTTGCTTTCTCTCCAACTATCACTGTTACCGCTATTACTTTTTACACCGTGAACGCCACGCTCTGTTTTACCGTTTTCAACATAACTACGCGAATTGTTTTCGGTATCCGTAACCACATCGTTAACGCTACCATCGACGCTCTTGTTAATGTCTCTGTTTTCAGTGTCTCTTTTAGTCACATTTTCGTTTTTATTAACATCCTCATGTGAAGTAAAGACAGTACCAACAGTTCCATTATCCGACCCTGTCACGGTTCTATTATCAGTATTAGTTTCTACGCCCTTGCTGTTAATAATTTTGCTTCTGCTATCAGTGTTATTTTCGCTTTCATTGCCGTTTTCTGTAATAATATCCGAAACATCGCCAACGCTTTCAAGAGTTCTATTGCCAACCCTTGTGCCGTTGCCTTCTTTAGTGTCGGATATATTAACATCCTCAAACAAGTTAAGTCTACCGAATTGCCCTGCCGCTTTGTACAACTGATTGTAGTACGGCATGATTTCGTTCATCTTATTCCGAAGTGCCAATTTCCACCGACCAACAGTTTCGTAACCAATCTCACGCGTGTAATAGTGAGAGAGAATTTTACGTTCAAGAGGTCTGCGATATACTTCCTCGAATATCGGGTAATCAAAGTCAAACACTTTGGGAACAGCAGAGTCAAGAACTTCGTCAATTTTAGAAAGCCCAACGCTTTCGTCAAACCCTGCATAGTTCTCACAAATATATCTGACTTCAGTTGTGAACCTACTCATTCTTTAATTACCTCCTCTTTCATTTTTTCAGCATACTCTGCTACGCTCTCACGGTAACGGCAATCAACCTTTCCACCCAATTCGGGGAACATAGCGTTAATCTGTTTAGCCGCTTGCTTACGAGGTTCAAGTCTGCTATAACGGTAAGCCAACACCGCGCCTTGAGAGGTTTGAACTTCCTCGGTAATCATGCGCTCTTTCTTTTCGTCACCCACATTGGCAATACCTTGAAATGTCATTGCTTCGTTCCAAATTTTGGTGCGCAGTGCGTACAAACTATTAGCAACATAGGGTGCGCCTGTATTAAACACTTTGAGGTTAGCAGGGTTGAGATTCTTGTCACCATAAATAACAGGCTCATTACCCTCATACTTCATGTAAGCGTTCTTCATAGTGAGTCGCTCGTCCTCACTACAAGTAATCAGCACAGGTGTCTTTTGAGCATTGACATTGACATCAATGGTTCTATCAATGTTATACAAACGCTTGGCGTACATTTCAACATCCATCATTGAATTTGTGCGAAGGAAGTTATTGTATATAATGACAGAATTTTTATCGGTCAATTCCTTTTGATAGCCGTTTACGCTAATAGCCCTTCTTCTTTTGGGTACACGGTATACGCTCAAATCACCACCGATAAGGCACTGAAGTCCGAGGTAACCAAGATACTCGTCACGGAAGAAAACAGCCTTTCCTTCTGCAAACAAAGCCAACTCAATGTATCGGGTGTCTACCGTATCGGGAAAACCTACCCACTCAAATTGTGAAACGCTAATCTCAACAAGTCTGCGGTAATACTGCATAAACGTGGCATTGTTCATGACAGCAGATTCCCAAAATTGTCTGTTCTTAACTCTACCCATTTGTGTTATCTCCTTTCATTATGTTTGTTCTTGCGGTGAGTTAACACCTGTGTAATCACCGATAGTCACCGAAGGACTCCAAAAAGTGATTCCCTTGTCAAATATATTTGACATCGTTTCTTCAACAGATGCAGGCAACCCATCATTATCTTTAGGGTGTATAACACACCCATTGGTTTTGACATAGTTCCATCGAGGACGGCGAGTTTGTGGGTTTACGTAATTTGGGGTCTTGAGGGAATTAACTTGATAACCGTACATGGTAAAATAGTCATCAATCATTTTTGCAAATCTCCACTTTATGCCTACCCATTTAATGCTATAACCGAACCTATCTACCAAGTGACTTAATGTTATAGGTAATTGGTTGGAGTGCGAACTAATTTGAGGAGGAAATGCTTTCAAGTCTTTCACCTTTGCCATGATTGAACGAGATTGGTTTGCTAAACTTACAACATTACCTGCATAGTTTGATATAGGGGTTAGGTAGTCCATGTTTACAGCCCCTTTAGCAGCCCCTGTGATTGTTCCAACCATAGTGCTCATAATGGAGTTTTGGATAGAAGCATTAATCTGGTTTTTATTCTGCGCAATCCACGTACTAAATACCTCTTTTTGATAGGGTATATTTGGGTATTGGTCGAACGGTAAACCACTATCATAATCTTTTGGAAGATTACGGTAATTGGTTGGTATTAACATACAAGCACTTGAATCAAGTACACTGTTTATTAACTCAAATTTAATTTTGTCGGTGTTAAACAATTCAAATTTTAATTCGCACGTTTGACCAAGACCGTTGTCAACGGTAATCATACAATAAGGATAACTATACAATTTGTTATTTCTAACAGCATAACCCTCAAAAAAACGCCCCACTGCACGTGCATATTCAAACTCTTCGGTATGCGTGTAAACATTATCATCATAATTTCGTGTAGTTAACACACCGACAATTGCATCTATTTTACCGTCTTTGTTATAATTATTTATGATAGTTAACACATCACCCTCTACAGGTGCAACCATTCGTGAGTAGGGCAGTACAAGGTCACCGTAAATAGAACCTGCTACCTTAGTCCAAACACGTTCTCCATCTTCACGTATATGGTAAACTTCAGTTGCGAGTATGTGGTAGGAAAGACCATCTACAACCCTATTACCTTCTATATGTTGACCGTTTAATTTTATTAGTTCCTCGTGTGCAACAATATAATCACCTATCTCAAGGTTTTCGGGAATTAAATGTTCTCCACGTTCATCCGTTGCGGTGTGTTCTCTCTCGATAAAACATTTACCGAAATCAAAATTAAACATCCACGTTTGAATAACGTCGATAGTGAAAAATACTTCCGACACTTCATTGCTAACGTATTCAATTTCATCAATGAAAGCATAAAACCATTTAGAGTTATATGCTGTGTTTTTAAATCGCAAATAGTTATAGCGCATTAGCGCATCACTTTTGCCTCTAACTCTTACCGATTTCTTGGTATACCTTGAATAACTTTGGTTGTCAAGTGTTGCTGTAACTCGTTTCCTAAAATATTCATCCTGTTCTGCTTCACTGTCAAACAGTACAGTATGATTGTAATTTTTATCACCATCATACTGCATGAATTGGATTACACCGTTTGGCAAGATATAAGCCATTCGTTAAACCTCCATTCTCTAATAAATTTGTGGGGTATCATAACCGTAGCCACGATACCCCACAGTGTCAAATCACTGTACCTTATTAAATGCGAAGGTAGAACCAACCTCTGCGGTGGCGTTGATAGCAACGGCACTACGGTAAGTGGTATCACCAATCACAATCTCAAGGGTTACACCGTTTGCATTTGCAGGGATAATCACAGCACCATACTTATGTACGGCAACACCGTTCTCAACTGCACTCTGTGTCTGTACAAAGTTGTAAGCAGACGAAGCAAGAGAGGTTTCACCCTCGCCCACACCAAAGGTGAGAATCGTTGCACCCTCGCTGACCGACTTATCCGTAACCTCAACGTTAAGAGAAGCAGGGGCGGCAATGTCTGCGGTGTTTGCTACGAAGACAACAGCGTTGGAGAAAGGAGAGGTCGAAACAGTTTTCCACACATTGTAGAAATAGTTCCAATAAAGACCACTCGATACGTACTGCTCGGTGAACTGAGTGAGGTTATCATAAACCTGAAACCACTCTTCATCAAGAAGTACAGCCTTTACATCCTTCATGAGTGCAAGTTCAGCGGCGGTGACCTCCTCAATCATGTCGGACTCGGCGCGAATAATATCGAAACGCTCGTTGTCGAACGTGGTGAAGTCATCGATGAGGTAAAGTTTACCCATGAAATCAGCCTTATCCATGTTGAAAGCACGTGCAAGCACATCGACATCGTACTGTGCATTGTAGTAACTATCCATGAAAATGACTTGGTCAGCCTTCGGCGTGGCAGTGGTAACACCGCTCGCGTTGTACTTCTTTTTCATGAAGGTCATGTCATTCGACGTACCACGGAACTGTACAGCGGCGTTTCTCATGTCACCCGCATCGAATCCGATGGGGTGCATTTTACCGTGTGCAACTGCCTTGATGAGGAGGTACTTGAAGAGAAGGAACTCATCGTACTCCGATGCGGTAGTAACAGAGTCAACCATCTTGGCAATCAATTCCTCAACACCCGTGATAGAGGTAAATGCCATACGGAGGTCATCATTCTGAATGGTTACAGGATACTGAACTCTCCAATTCATAGTGTGGAATGCAGAACGCACATCGGGGAGGGTGCGCTTGAATTCTCTTGCTTCAGCCTTTTCAGCAGAAAATTCTCTTGCTTTTGCAATATTAACGAACACTTCCTCAACGGTTTCACCGAACTCAAGGTAGCCCTTCTTGAGGTTTGCATAAGCGTTGTTAAAGGTTGCAGATTTTACACGTACAAGTGCAATTCTGTTAACGAGAGCGGCGATAAACTGATTAGCCATAGCAGGATAACCATAAAGAACCTCGCCAACTCGTGGAATATCCGTAGCAGACTTAACCTCGGGTACGAGGGACTGATACTCTGCCGATGCGTTTGCTCGAATCGTATTGAGAATATCAATGGTTCGAGCATTAAGATTTGTAATCGCAATTCTTCTTGCCATTATTTATTTTCCTCCTTGAATAAATTATCATATGTAAGAGATTTAGGCGGCTGTTCCCCATCATCGCCTTCATCTTCTTCATCGTCATTTGTGTGGAAAAACCTGTCTCGGTAACGCTGTCTCCACTCTTTGTCATTTTTTTCGTACTTGTCCTTCCAATCCGTTTTGTCGGCGGTCTTGGTATCGTAATCATTGATGGTGTCACTAACATCCTCAATGAGGGACAAGGTCTCGTCGGAAGTGTCATCTTTAAGATGTTCTTTCAGTTTGTCAAGCAATGCTTGCTTTGTCAAAATAGCCATAGCACTATTATCCTTTCCTCATGTGTTCAAGAATTTGCTTCATTACAACAGTGTTGTTGTTCAAAGCGTTTGCAAAATCGGTACACTCTTTGTGGTGGTTGTCGACCATTTCTTTTACCTGTGCTTGGTACGCGGCAGACAAATTGTCTACCTCTTCTTTGTGCATCGCATCTCTTTTAGCAATGTACAAAATAAGAATAAGACAGATAGCCACAGGAAATCCAAGAGTTCCGACCAAAGTAATCAAACTTTCAGCACCCATATTTTCACCCCCTTCCTTATATAATATTATAACACAAAATGCGATATTTGTCAAGGGTGTTCATAAAATGTTTACAATTAATTTTATTAAATATCTTGACAAAAAACCATATGTGTGATATAATAAAGGTGGAGGGATTATACGTATGTCAAATTATTATGATGGAACTAAATTGCTTTCACTGAAAGATATCAACGGTAACAAACCCGAAATATTTATTTGTACATCTAACAGAACCGCAGGAAAGACCACATTTTTCAACCGCTTGCTCGTTAACAGTTTCAACAAAAGGGGTGCGAAATTTGGTTTGATTTATCGGTACAAATATGAGTTAGATGATTGTGCCACCAAGTTTTACAAAGACATTAGAAATCTGTTCTTCACAGGCACAGAGATGACAAGCAAGCCAAAGGGCAAAGGTGTATATCACGAACTGTATATTAACGGCAAGCATTGTGGGTATGCCCTTGCATTGAATTGTGCCGAACAAATTAAAAAATTATCACACCTGTTCAACGATATTGATGCTATGATGCTTGACGAATTTCAAAGTGAAACCAACAACTATTGTCCAAGAGAGGTGCAGAAATTTATTTCGGTACACACTTCTATCGCAAGAGGTAATGGTGAGCAGGTTCGATATGTTCCTGTATATATGGTTGGAAACCCCATAACCATTTTGAATCCCTATTACGTAGAAATGGGGATATCCGAGCGTTTGAATGACAAGGTGCATTTCCTCCGTGGTGACGGCTTTGTACTTGAACAGGGATTCAATGCAAGTGCAAGTGAAGCCCAACTTGAGAGTGGTTTCAATAGAGCATTTTTGCGAAATCAGTACGTTGCATATTCTTCTCAAGCCGTGTACTTGAATGACAACAAAACATTTATTGAAAAACCCGAAGGCTTCCCCAAATATATTGGTACATTGAGGTACTTGGGTAAGGAATACGGAATAAAAGAATACGCCGAACAGGGTATTGTCTATTGTGATGACAAGGCAGATAGCACATTCCCTAACAGAATTTCAGTTACAACAGATGACCACCAAATCAACTATGTTATGCTTAAACGTAGTGATATGTTTATATCTGCCATGAGATTCTATTTCGACCACGGTTGTTTCCGTTTCAAGGACTTAAAGTGTAAAGAAGCCATTTTGAAAGCCTTGTCCTATTAAATAGGTATCTGCTTGTGTCTCAATCACTGGACGGTTGGGGTAGCACACTTGGAATATAGTGCCTAATCCGTGTATCATATTCGCTGTATGCTTTGGTTGTACATAAGTTATAGATATATTAAAAAGCCCTCTGCCCCTTTCGGGGTAGAGGGTGAATTTTTATTCTCTTTTCTTTCTTCGCTTTTCTTTGCGCTTTAGGACAGCGGCGTTGTACGCTTCTTTTGTACCGTCGACTTCTTCTGTGTAGAAGAAATGTCCACATTCATGGCATTGTCTTTTACGGTAGATACAATCGCTGTCATCAACGGTATCAACTACACCGCTTTTTCCTCCACAAATTTCACAATCCATTTTGTTCACCTCATTTCATATGTTGTCTCTTTAAGAACTATGCCACCCCTAATACGCTTTGGCAATAATTTACCGTGGATTTTTAAACCGATTTTAAAATCCTCTATGGTTCTTGGGGTTGTTACAAATTCTTGGTTTTCTTGTGATAACTGTGCCCACACGTGTGGGTATTTTTCTTGGAATGCCTGTGCGCATAACCCCTCTAAACTGTATATGAAATATTCCTTACAGTTCTCGGGCATACCCGCGCACTTAACATTGTAGAATGGTTCAACCGCAACCATGTTACCGCGCTTGTCGCTTTCATGTGTTACGTGTTCAATGTATGTTTTTTGTCTTGTGAAAATGGCAGTGTCCCACTGTGCTTCTAACTTCCAACAACAGAATTTAACTGCATCAACTGTAATACCCTTTACCTTGTCGGGTGATACATCGCAGTGAATACTGTCAGTGTCGGCATATATAAACCCTTCACGGTCTGCACCATTGAAGTTCATTTGTGCCGCACGTATGGTGAAGTTACGTGCATAACTTGTGATTGCTGAACCGATGGGTATATAGCCTTCCTGTTTTTTAAATTCGGCAACCTCAACAAACCCAACGGAGTTGTCCTCACGGATGTATGCATACTTGAAGGAAGAGTTGGTACTGCTTGCCATTTTTCCGTAAAGATTATTAAGAAACAATTTTGCTAATTCACGGAGCGCACCTTCGCTCTCCATTTTTATTCTCTTGTACTTCTCGATATATTCATCGAATAGACCGATAGCACTATCAAAATAACAGCCGTCAAGTATCTCAAAATCTACAAGGTCATAGTGCTCACGGATTAACTGAAAATCCGTCATTGTTAAGGTTAGAGTTACTCTTGCTTCTTGAATGTTTCCGTTTAAATCTTTATAGCAGGTGTGGTATTCACCTGTTTTCTTGTTGTATATGTCGGATGTTTCAAGCCACTGTGTTCCGTTATATAACCAACTACCCTTAATCTGTATACAGGGTAAGTATTTGTCCTTTAAATAGAATCTTGTTTTAATTCTAACAAAGTAATATACTTCGGGGTTGATTGCTTCTAACGGTAAATAGTTTCCACTCCAAAATGTGGGTAACCCAATAGGATAACGATTGCCACTCTCGCTTGACATCATAGAAGGATATAGGGAGTTCACATCTGCGGTTGTTCCGTTGGATGCTATTTTACCTTCTCTTCCTTTAACAAGATAACACCAACCGCCTTTATATGAACGGCGAATGTAGTCACCTGCTGTCTTACATCCGTACTTGGATTCGTCTAAACTTACGCCCTGTAAATCGGGGAACATTACCTTATAATCTCGACTATCAAAAGTTCTTTTAAATTCTTCAAGACAGCACGACCCAATGGTTAATTTATTGTGTCCTTCCTTGAACATAATTTCAAGTGCTTCTTTGACAACGAGTACATCGTTAGCAATGTATTTTTTTTCCTCTTCTGTAATCTCGCACCCTGCATACCTAAAACCCTCATATTTCATTTCAAGTTTCTTGTGCTTTGTGCCGAATGATTTTCCAATCTTTCTTACAGAAAAGGGCAGGAGTTTTAGACTATCCCTTATCTCTATTATGTGTCCCTTTACTTTTATAGTTATTGAGTACCATTGCCCCATGTCGGAAATAACATATTTGAATGTGTTATTACGCATATGTTTTTCACGAAGCCATTCAACATCATAATCGTTTTCACCTGTTTTTCGTATCGCCTGTTCAAACCCAAGATTTACAAGCAAATATGATAGCCAAAATGAACCGTCAAATTTCAAGTTGTGGTAATAAATAACTACGTTAGAGTTTAAAGACACAAGGTAGTCAAATGTCTCATTGATTGAGTGGTGTATTTTAACATCATCGTCATACATTTCTACAACAGCACTTGCCCACACTTGTGTGTCCTCTTGATTTTCATAAACAGTTGTCTCAAAATCTCCAACAAAGTACCGCTGTGTTTTCTGTCTCATAAGTTAGCCTTATAGGTACGCCTACGTTGTCTATGTTTGGATTGTCTTGCCCACCGCTCTCTCGGATAATAGTATTCACTCGTTAGGAACTCAAGTTGTTCTATTGAACTGCTCGGTATATTGCTATAACTCCCGTAAATAACGATGAGAATTGCGAGGGCATTACTGCGAACTCTTTCACCGTCGCTGTCATCCTTAACGGTGTACACCTGTTCAACTATATTGGATGGCATTTCGTTCATAGATTGATACCACTCGTTATAGTCACCGTCGATTTCATGCTCGGATATAGCATCGTCAAGGGCTTCGAGTAACAGGTCGGCAACCTGTTGGTTTACAGCGTGGTCGAGTTCGGCTTTTAAGGTGTCGATTAGGTTTAGTGACTCTTCTATCGGTGTTTCAAGACCGCTTTTTTCGTGTCTTTCCTCCGATTCTTCGGGTGAATATGCTTTCTTCGGTTCGTTTAACATTTCACCTGTTAGGGGGTCAATACCTACCGCACTTTTGGGTGTCTCTTTTGGTTTTCTTTCGTCGGCTTTCTGTTCGGTTTCGGGTGCTTCTTCTGCTTTTGTTTTCGGTTCTTTTTCTTCCTTGAGTTCTTTGTTTTTCGTACGTGTTTCGGCGGCTTTCTTTGCACGTTCCGAGCGTTGTTCGGGTGTCTCATTTTTCTTACGTGTCTCGGCGGCTTTCTTTGCACGTTCCGAGCGTTGTTCGGGTGTAAGGTTTTTGAGGTTTTGGGATGCACGTGCTATACGTTGCTCGCGTTGCTCGGGTGTCTCGTTTGCTCTCCGTGTTTCGGCGGCTTTCTTGGCACGTGCTGACCGTTGTTCGGGGGTAAGGTTTTGTATGTTTTTACGCGCATTCTCTGCCATTTTCGCTCGCTGTTCATCGGTCATCCGTTTCATTCGTGATTGCGCGGCTTTCTTTGCACGTGCTGACCGTTGTTCGGGTGTGAGGACAGGGGCGGTTCGGGCTTTCCTCGGTTCTACTTCTTCGGTTGCTGTTTTTCTCGGTTTTTTGGGTTTGGTTTCTACCTTTTTGGGTTTAGGTGTGGTAACCTTATCTTCCTGTGGTTTGGTGTGCTCCTTTATGAAAGGTAAATCAATTTTTTGCAACCTTTCTACTGCGGCTTTGGTAATCTTTTTCGGGTCTTTGGGGACAGAATCAAAATCAAATTGCACACCCTGTTTAACCGCTTTGGCGGCTAACCGTTCGATTCTTTTTATTTCTTTATCCCACAATTTTTTAAGGTCTGTTTTGTTCATTTGTTGTAATCACCTCCGACAAGTTAATGCTGTAAAACTGACACAATCATGATAGCCTGTGTGTACTCAATAGTTATAACGGTGGCGTCATTTAAGTTGCTGTCTTTTGGTACTGTGTTTCGTGTTCCTTTTGCCAATATATTTCGTGGTTGGGTGGCGGCGTAGTCGGTGATTAGTATTACTTGTGTTGGTGACACTTTATGCAACAGTTGCGAAAGTTTCATTTGTTCAAACTCCCCCTTTGTTATTTAATAAAAGAACCCCCGAACGGTCACACCGTCGGGGGGTTAAATGTTTTTAGGTATTAGACGATAGAACAGGTGATAAAGGACTTGCCTTTATAGTTCTTGCTTTCGAGACGATAAATCTCGATGGAATACTCCTCGTCTGTATCGTGCATCTCGTCCCAAATGGACTTGAAGGCTTCCCAAAAACTTTCCGACCCTGTAACGTACTTATTACCGGATTCGTCGACAAGCACGTACTTGATGTAGTCCTTATTGTCGGACTTCTCGTTGTGAACAGCGAGGGCGGCATAGTGGTCAACCTTAATCACCAAAGCGCCGCTATCGGGGTTCTGTGTTACCTCGTCGATAGAAATAGCGTTGGAGGTGTCCTTGAGCATGAGTCTTTCTCTTGCAGTGAGTTCCTTGCTTGCTTCGATGATTTTTACTTCATATCCTGTCATGATAATTACTCCTTATTCTGTTTTAGTTGTTCTCGGTTTCGGTGTCGGTGTTGTTCTTGGTTCTTGCAGGGAGGATTTCGGCATTCTCGATAAACTTCTGCTCGCTCATTCCGTACAGGGTTTCAGCCTCTTCGGTTGCAATGACGGAAACGATTCTCTCGTTCGCATCAAGAGCCGTGGACTTGTTGAGTGCCTTAAGGAGAGATTTCTCGTCCTTGTAGGTGCGAGGGAGTACGAATGCGACTTCCTTTGTGGTGCGCTCGGTGGTGTTCACAACGAGTGCGGTTACGTTGGTGGTGATGATGGTTCTCGTTACCTGCGGTTGTCTTGCCATGATTGTTACCTCTTTTTCTGTTGTTATTTGTTATTCGGGTGTACAGGAGTCGAACCTGTTGCCGTGAGCATATGCGCACTATCTCACGGTTTCCAATCACCCGATATTGCGGTGTTCTTTCATTTCGGTACACCTTATTATACCATATCGGTACAGAAAAATATACATATATTTTGTAAATAAAATTTTAACATATTGTGAATTAGGTGGGTGGGCGGTCTGTACCACGTTTGGAAATGTTTACACAATATTTACAAATTGGGGCTTGACAAATGCAACTTTTTGTGGTATAATTATGGTACAATGGGAGAGCCTGTATTAAGTTACTTGCTCTCCCATCGCTGATTTTGACGGCTTCGTTACTTGGTGGTCTTTTGCATACGCGCGAGGTGTTCTTTTGCCCTTAAAATGTCACCACAGATGTGGCGTGCTTCGCACGTTTCACAGTTGTTCTCGTCGCAAATCTTGGCAAGAATTGTGTCAGTGTGAATTTCGTTCAAAATGGTGTGCAAGAGTCGAACTTCCTCGGGTGTGTAAGTGCCGCTTTTGATGGTAATCATGGTTATACCTCTCTTTTTGTTATTTTTCGATACTGTTGTATCTAACGGTGGGGGTTAATTCACCCCCTTTTCACTGTTAAACAGGGTTACGGTGTAACCGTATTTGGTTAACAGTTTTGCAATCATGAATGCGTCTTTACTGTACTTGGCGTTGAGTTCCCAATCTTTCCACCCGAAGTATACACCATCTTTGAGCATATTTTCAAGGTGCTTGCGGTCGACGATGAAAGACACTAAACAGTGATTGATACCGTCCTGTGTCTCGGTGTCCCTGTAAATAATCGCAGGTACGTTGCCGCCTGTGTAGATTGTGAGCGTGCTTCCGTTTTCGTCGGTTACTGTACCGAGTAAACTTTCCCACTTACAAGTGATTGTCATGATTTTTTACCTCTCTTTTTGTTAATATTTGATACTGTTGTATCTAACGGTGGGGCTATGTTTCAAGCCCCTTTGGTGGTTTAGATTTGTTCAACTTCGATGGTGCATTCTGCCCATATGGTTATGCCCTGCATTTGCATACGGTCGATAAATTTGGTCTTGGCGTGTTCGGGTGATTTGGCGCGAATGATAGTGAATGCGATGTGACCGAGACAATCGGGACAGGACAACCAAACACAATAGTCAAATGTGGGTGCGATAATCTCACGAATGCGGTTAGGTACTTTGAACATAATTTTTTACCTCTTTTTATGTTATTTTTGATACTGTTGTATCTAACGGTGGGGCTATGTTTCAAGCCCCATTTTGTGGTTAATCGTTGGCGTTGTCGGTGGTTTCGGTGTTGGTTCGGGGCGGCAAAATTTCTGCAAGGGCGATAAACTTTTCTTCGGGCATTCCGTACAGAATTTCGGTTACGGTGTAGCCGGTTACTGCAACGTAATTCCATTCGTTGTCGGGGTGGGATTTGGTGAGATACTTGCAAATCTTGTCCTGCGGTATGGTGGCACTGATTGCGAAAGTTTTGTCACATACTTCGCGCGTTTTGGTGTTCACACAAAGCACCGTGATGTTTGCCTGCTCTACCGTTCTCGTTACCATTCTTTGTCTTGCCATGATTTTTTTCCTCTTTTCTTTTTGTTATTTTTGTGATACTGTTGTATCTAACGGTGGGGCTATGTTTCAAGCCCCATCTGTTGTTAATCGGTGTGTTCAATTACATGGCAAATTCTTCCTCTAATTCGTCAAGTACGTATGAAAGCACCGACCCGAGGAGATAGCACCTAATTTTAACATCGAAGTTTTCCCACTCACCATTTAAAAATAGTGCTGTTGTAGTATTTACATCTACCCCAAATGAGCACAAAGTTTCCGACAAAAGGTCAAGGTTTTCAATCACATATCCCCGGGCGGTGTATCGGTTAGGTGTGTACGCCCCCGTGGTGTTACCCGTTACAGTGTCATCTACCCACAGTTCGTTGTTTAGAGTTTCCTCCCATTCGTCACGGTTGGCGAGTTTCAAGGCAATCTCTTCGGGTGTGTAGTTTTTACGAATCGCGTTTCGAATGTCCGTATTCATTGCTTGTTCGTAGTTGTACATGGTTTTTATCCTCTTTTCGTTATTTGTGATACTGTTGTATCTAACGGTGGGGGTAATTATACCCCCTTGTAGGTGAAGCGTGTGATGTGTGGGAAATCGCTTGCAAATTTTGCGATATGCTGTGCGCTTGTTGCGGTGTAGCCGTAGACAAGACGAAGCACGTCAAAAAGTTCACCCGTGGATTTGTCGATAAATGCCACGGGGGTGGCGTAGGATTGCAGAATAATGTAGTGTCCGACAGTGTAAGTCATGGCAGAGCAAGAGCGCAACTGCTTTTTCTCTGCACTTGATACGGGCAAGCATTTGTCAAGGTATTTCACGAAGTGTTCGAATGCCTGCTTTACATATTCGTTAATCTGTGTCTGTTCCTGCTTTTTCATGGTTTTTATCCTCTTTTCGTTATTTTGTGATACTGTTGTATCTAACGGCGGCATAGCACTTTGCCATGCCGTTTTGGTGTTAATATTCACAAAGAACATATTTACCGGTGGGGCAGATCGGTTAGACCTGCTTCAGCAAAAGGGAAATAATATCCTTGTAGGCGTTGTATCTATACTCTTGATACTCGCTTGAATGCTCGCCGTTTTCGGGGTCGGGGGCGTAGCATTCGGCTAACTCGTTAAGCATGGTTACAGTGTCCTTGATAATTTCCAATTTTGCGATTTTCTTTTCAATTTGTTCCATCATTTTTGAAATCCTCTTTTCGTTATTTTGTGATACTGTTGTATCCGACGGTGGGCGTGATACAGATACGATACCGCGCCCGAATGTGTTTCCACAAAATCCCTTGATTTCTGTGCCGTTTCGTCGCAATTTTCAGCGTTAGCAGGTTTTGAAACAGAGTACGCCTGCACTCATCAGAGATACTTTAACAGTAATAACAAAAGGGTTTTTATCATGCTTTTATAACGCGATTGCGCGACCTTGCAAGCGTGGACAAGTCAACGCGCCGCAGGAGTTCGCAACCGCTATTCCGTTATCAATGAACCGCCCATTTTTACGAGTCGGGCAACAACCGAGAAGAGGAGCAGGGGTTTGGGGTTTAGCCCATTTTTACGAGTCGGGCAACAACCGAGAGGAGGAGCAGGGGTTTGGGGTGGCGGTGGGTGGTTCGTGGTTCAAGCCCCTTTGAATGACCTTGTCAAACGGTTTGCTTGCAACCGCTTACCATTGTACCGCGCGTTGTTTGGGTTCGTGGTTGTGCCGCTTGTGTTCGGGGTCGGGGGTTCGGGTTGCGGTTCAACCACGCTTATATTATACACCCGAGCGGCGATTTTGTCAAGTGGGGTTTTGCGAAAGTTAACAGAATGTTTACAATTACACCATTTTCACGCGTATTTTTAACACCTTATTCACCTATTGGGGTGTCATATGCGGTCGCTTGATGGGGTGTCATATGCG